CTGTTTGCTTCAAAATTAAATTGTAACGAGCATACATTTTGTCAGCGACTGTCAGCTCTTTTGTCGATGCTGCCAAACCCATTTCCATCGCGTGTGCCTGGGTTGCAGCTTCGCTCATCATGACACCAACAGTTCGCAGTGGTTCTGCTTCACCAACAAGACCAGCTCGCAGCTTTTGTAACGCTTCATCGACTGGAATGTTATTAAAGCTGGCAATGTCGCCAGCAAGTTTGGAAATCTCAACCGACATGTGTGCAGTCTCTTCTGATGATTTCTCCGCTGCATTCAACACTAATCCTAGTGTGCCTGTATACTCGAACGCTGCACGACGGCTCAACCCATAAGCAGATGCCGTACCCTTTGCAAACTCTTCAACAATTTTCTGTGAGCTTTTAAACACACGCGATGACTTGTTCTGCGCTTCGACAAGATTGCTTGCTGCTTTTACTCCCATAACGCCAATACCAGTCAACGCTGCTGCCGTAACCATCATGGGAACGCGCATACTTTCCAGCTGATTGCTAAATTTCTTCATGCGTGTTTGCGCCTGGTCAAACACCTTGCTGGCATTATCTTTTGCGTTAATCAGTATTTCGATCTGGTTTGCCATTATTCCATTCCAGTCCGCATCAATTCCGACAATGTATCTTCAACATCCATCGTACTCAAATCTCTTTTTGGTGGACCTGTTAATGCGTCCAATTCTTTTTCTTCGTCTTCAGCTCGTACTTCCTGCACAACTGACCAGGCATCCCAAATGCGGTCAATTTCGTTTCGATCCATTTCATCCCATTCATGCAATGTCAATGGCTGCATAAGACCAGCTGATGTTGCGCCGATATATTCCAAACTTGCATGATAATTATGCACCACCATGCTTCGTTCATTTAATTGTTCCACGCTACCATCCAGCTTTGATCTTAGCTCTCTTTTCCCACTTCTCGTTCCGATAGTGTTGCTCTCTTGTACAGCACTGCCAGCTCGTCTTTTAATGCCAGGAAATCATCGCGCACAATATCATCGATATCGTCACGCGACAGATTCCCCAGCACGATCAAAATTGCAGTCAACTCTTGATCTGATAACGCTTCATCGTCATCATTTGCTGTACTGGCGGTTGCACCAGTCGCACGTTGCTGACGTTCGAGTTCCTGGAATGCAGTGCCGATTTCATCCTGTAACGCTGTATAATCGTCAGCTGCAATCTGAATTGTCATGCGTTCAATTTTCCGATGCTCGCCCTGGCGAATCGTCGTTGGCAACTCGATTTCAAACGAGTCATACACAAACGTTCGCAATTCTCTTTCCTTCGCCATAGTTGGTTCTCCTTTTGTTTTACTTACGACCAGGTTGGAACGACGCCAGTTGCCAGAACGCCTGGAGCTGACCAGGTATACTCACCAGTTGCAGCACGCGTGTGTGCATAATCAGTATAAAAAACCTCGTTGGTCAGTGTTCTACCGCTCACAACAAGAGTTGTGGTTCGGGCGACACTTGTACTGCTGACTGTTTTGAATACATCATGGCTCACGTTTGATGCATCATTGAATACTCCAGTTAACTCGATGCTGAAATCAGCAAGAAGCAACAGGCGTTCCATCGCTGATTTATCCATGCCAGTTACATCTTGGATTCCCCGTGGCACACTGAAAGTCAAGTTGGTGATATCATTTATGATTGCTCGTAAGCTGTCACCACTATCATCGACGCTTGCCGTTGTCCATGCTAACCCAGATTCCTTTGCCATCGTTTTCTCCTTCTATCCTTCTTTGGCTTCTTTGTTATGCTGATAAATATCTTCGTTCATGCCATCCATAAACCGTTCTGGTTCCATCGTCGTCTTGTGCATTTCGCGCACTGTTAGTGGCACACTGGCAGCTCTACCCTGTTGACGGTTATAGAGTGCATCAACGTCTTCACGCTTCACTTTGTGCTGCTCGAAACACTGCTGCTCTGGATAAAATATGAACATTACGTGCGTTTCATCGCTGCGCTCTTCTTTAAACTTGCGACCGCTAACGTACTTGATATAGTCATATTGCTGCTGGCCAAGAGCACGACCATCTTCCAACACCAGTTCGAGATCGATATTAATCATCCAGCCGTTGTTGAACTTGCCACAATTGTCAGTTGTACATGGCGCTTCCATCCAATGCGTTTCCAGTGGTGCATTGATGCTGTAGTTTTTACCGTTCATATTTTTCATGTTGGTTCTCCTTATGAACTCAAGTCAACGTCGTCTTGTGCCGTTCCGCGTACCAAAATGACCGCAAAAGCGAGATTAGAAAATGTCCCAGTAAGAGTGCAGCGCACATATCGGTTGACAGTTCCAGTGACCGTTTTGCGTTCTGCGCTTGCTGCTGAAGATGTCGAAAATGTAATGAGATCAGCCCAATCAGAATTGTTCGCGCTATCTTCGATCTTTACCGTAGGTGATCCAGAAGACAGAGTGAAATTCATAATGTACGCCCTGGCTCCAGCACTTGAGCTTGCTGACTGGTCAACGCTCGACGTACTTGCTGCGCTGCTGACCGTTTGCACGCCTGTTGTTAAGATGTTTCCCCATTCCACTGGTGAGCCAGCTGACGCCATCAGCTGGCAATTTAATGAGAGCGAACCATCAGCTGGTCGATCCCAATCATAATTGATCTGCTTGCAAACCAAACCAGCAGCGGTATCGTTTGCCGTTTCTCCAGTGCTGTAAATCGCAACACGATCTGTTGTTACCAGTCCTGATAACGCAACATGCTGTTGCAGAGAAGCATCGTTAAAATGTGAAACAAATTCGATAACACCACTCGATGGTCCTAACAAACGATGGATTGCCGATTGATTCAATCCAGTTACATCAAACGTCGGCCGTTGGCTTGCTGCCATAGTCAGGCTCGCCGTGTCACCGCTTAGATCATAACCACCCACATAAAACTGGTGGCCCAGGCCACTTGATTTTGCCATCTTTATTTCTCCTTACTGAACTGGCGTCGCATTCCCATCGACAATCATTGGTACCGATAAATCAATCATCCTGTAAATAGTTCCACCAACATCGACATATCCCCAGGCAGCACTCATTGTCCGCCCATATTCCCCGACCGCGATATTCCTTATTGTTTGGCCCAGATCGTAATCACCCAGCAAATCAGAGACCACGCCGTTTAATACTTGTGATAACCGAATCTCGTTATCTGCTTCAGGCTCTTCAAGCATGTTGCGATAAATGCGCACGGTCACCTCGTGAATCTCAACGGTTGTTTGTAACGTCAATGCAACAACAGCTGCATCATTCATAAAAACAGCAGCTGACAGATCACCAACAGGTGGTGATTTTGGTTCCCCAATCTGCACGTTTGTGAACTCACCGCGTGCTTCCAAGAAACTTGCTATCGCTTGAATGGAATTGGTAATGTCAAACGCCATTAGACAATATCTCCATTCATGCGCCGTCTCATGCGTGTCATGTGTTTCTGTAAAATCTTTGGCGTTTGCGTGCGATCCAACCAGCTCTTGGTGTTTCGGAAACTCTGGTAACCCTTGAACCGCGTTGTCATGTTGCGCCGACTGGTCCCTTCCAGCCACGGCCCATAGACAACACCGCTATCGTGAATACGGCCGAATGATTGCTGGCGCAAAAAGAAATAACTGCGCACTTCTCCATGTACATTGCGCCGATAATTTCCTGTCGATGCCTGTTTTCCTGCTTCTCCAACTGACTTAAATACGCCAGATGCCTGAGACAAACTGGTTTGTGAAAAAGATGTAATACCGCCACCTGGTCTCAAAATTTGACTCAACCGCTGCTCACCCACCTCGACAATGTTCTGTACGGTATCCTTAATGGCAGCGTTCATGATCGAATCACGACGCTCAAAGAACGGCCCAGATTCCTTAACTGACATTGTGATATCTAGACCTGTTGTCATATCGCTGCTTCTTGTGGGCGCATCCATTGGTGCATTGCATTATCGACATAGGTGTTAAATGATCGACCGCTAAACTCAAATGCGCCATCACCCGATCCAACCTGACGGCCCCAGCTGCTATTTTCTTGTGCCAGCTGCGCAAGAGTCATTGCAACTGCAAGTTCTTTGATCGCATATTCAGGTTCGTATTTGTTGATTGCCGTTGAATTTGCGTGGGTTGCAGCTGTTGTGCCATTTGCTCCACGCTCGACTGTTAATGTTCTAAAAACATGTACGCCAGTATCATCGCTATGCGTTGCCAGGGTTGTGCCGTTATACGCACGTACAACATTCAATGTATTGCCACTAATTGATTCAATAAGCATTTGCTCTGAGTCAACCAGGATCACTTCGCCGGCCGTGTACCGTGAGCCAGAATCAACGATGACTTCTTCACTTCGACTGGCTGTTAATGCGCCGTTAAGCAGATCAGTATTTGGCTCAGCTGCACTGGATCGAGCACTGACAAACAACTGCTCTGACTCAATTAGAAGCGTGTCACCAACGTCGATTGCAGCTCCATCGGATATCACCATGCTGGTCGCCGTTGCGTCAGATGCGAGACCACTGGTGACGGTACCCACTGACCGTGTGTCATCGGAGTATCCCCAGGAGCCGTTGACAGATATTGACCTTTGCGATGTATCGCCAGATTCAAATGCACTGGTGGAACTAAGATCGATTTCAATGCGGTCGTATGGCGCACCCAAATCTTGTGGCTCTAAAAAGAAATCACTGGAGCTGATGGTGGTTGGAGAACTGTTCTGGGCTTGTGTTTGCAGCGTCGTGACACTGAGTAAGTCCTGGCGTAACCAGAGCTTCGTGCTGGCTGATGACCACGGTTGTGGCCAGCGGTACAAACGTGTTGCCGTCTGCGGTATAAAATTGCGTCGTGTCTGTCGGTCGATCTGACGCGACACTGATTCTATTGTGCGATCAATAATGCGATTTCTCGCGTCGCCAAATAACTGACCAGCGTTCTTTACGTCTTCTCGACTACAGTACCAGTTTGCCATCGTGACTACTCCTTGCTTTCCCAGAGCAGCATTGTGTCACCTAGTGCTGCCGTATTTTCAACTCGTCTCCTGCAATCTCCTTGCGTGCTTGTTGTAATCCACCAATAACCTCATCCAGCTGCGCTGGAGAGCGGAATATAAACTCGACTTCGTTATCGAGTTGGATCGCCACGTAATCTGGTCGGGAGCGTTCCTTGCTTATTTGCAAAGCAATCTTGATGGTTCCAGCCTGTCGTAATGCTTTGAACTGTAC